GTGGATCAAGCGGCTATCGAAGCGAACGTCTCCGCGCAGATTGCCGACCAGATCAACCCTCCGGTCATCGCTCCTCCGCTGCCGTGGTTGCCGCCGGTTCCTCCTCCCCAGCCCGAGATGATCGTGCCTCCGATGCTGCCGCAGGTGACGCCGGAAATCGTTGCGGACGCGCCCGTGGTCGCTGATGCTCCCGCCGCATGATCAAGATCGAACTCACTCAGGAGCAGGCCAACCAACTGCTCCAGCTCATCGACGTAGCTGTGAAGGCCGGTGGAGTGGCCAACGCCCGTGCCGCCCTCCCGCTCGTCGATCTCATCATCAACGCTGCACAGCCAAAGCCTGAGTAACCATGCAAACCGATAGCACCAACAACGGAAGTGGAGTTGGAATCTCTCTTGCAACCGCTGCCGCTGCTGGTGCGGTCTCTTTCATTCCGCAGCTAACGCAGTGGTTCCAGCTTGGAGCCGCTGTGTTGGCTTTCATTGCTGCTGCTATCGGACTCTACAAAGCCATAAAGAAATGAAGAACACCAAGACTACGCTCGCTGGTATCGGAGCCATTCTTGTCGCCGTCGGCGGTGCGCTGAAGGCTCTCTTTGACGGCGATGCAACCACTAATCTCGACGTTGCTGCGACGATTGCCGCAATCACCGCTGGGATCGGTTTGATCGCTGCGAAGGACGCTGACAAGAAAAAGTCCGAGTGAACGTCATTGAGCAGATTGTGACCGCTCTCTTGAAGTGGTTGACTGGTCTAGCCAAAACCCAACCAACCGCCGAAGATGCAAAACCAGACAAAGAGCTTAAGCAAAAGCTTCTGGATCGCATTGACCGTGCTGGTGGGTAGCTGTGGCTGCGGGACTCGCGTCGTTTACGTCCCCCACGGTGAGCCGGTGAGGCTCGCTGAGAGCGTCAAAGCGCGAGTTTGGGTCAAAGGTGCGGACGGTGTTTCTGTGCGCTCCAAAAACCGTATAACGCTCGCGGAGGGTTGGTACGCATTGCCGAAAGACTGATTATGTCGCAACAAGTCATCAACGTTGGATCAACCGCAAACGACAATAACGGAGACACGCTCCGTGGGTCATGGATCAAAGCTAACGCGAACTTTGACGAGTTGTACGGAAACCTTCCGATTGATACGGCTCCGTCAACTTGGGTTCCTACGCTGACCGATTCCGGTGGTGGTCGCACGTTCGCGTTTACGGTCAACACTGCTCGTCACACAAGCATAGGGTTTGTCTCCACGTTTACCGTTGATCTAACCATCAATTCGGTGACTGGAAGCGCGACCGGAAACCTGCGGTTGGGTCTTCCAGATCCTGCGACCTACGATGCGGCTGTGTCCATCTGGTTGGACAATGCGACGACTCAAGCCAAGACTTCTGTGATTGGTAAGGTTGTCGGTGGTACTTCCTACTGTGAGTTGAGCCATTATGAAAATGGCGACATCACAAGTCTTGCAAGCCAACTCCAAGCCACTTCACGCATTCTCATCTCCGGTGTCTACTTCACAGCGTGAACCTAATCGCGACCAGCCTCCAGTTGGGGATGTCCGTGCTACAGAGCGCGATGGGGAACCCGTCGTTTTTGTGGCAGGGAGTGCTAGTGCGCTGTCTTCCCGCTGCGATCACTGACGCAAACTCGGTCATTGCCGGTGGCTTCCAAGATAACGTCCAAGCGCGGATCTTGGTTAAGTTCAGCGACTGGAGGTTGGCTGACTCAACACTTGTAACCGTTGACGCTGCGGTCTGGTCTTGTGATGTTGGTTTCACCGCTGACCGACTTTTGCAGGAGAGCGGAAGTCTGCTCCTCCAAGAAAACACTGACCGTTTGCTTCTGACTTTTGGCAAAATGATTCCGGTTGTGGGTCGTCTTGTGACCTACGATGGTCGCCAAATGCGGATCATGTCTGCAAAGCGTGATGGCTCCGGTGCTTACTACGCTCTTGAGCTTGGAGCTAAGACCAAATGACGCCCAAGATCACAGTTGATAAGTCGCGTTTTGATCGTGCTTGGAGCAGATATGTTTTGCTTACCGGACGATCAATGGCCGATGTTGTTAACTCGCGGACGTTTTTCTTGATGCTTCGATTGTATTGCTTGCTACCTCCAAAGTCTCCGCAAGCGAGCAGAAACAAGATTCTCGACTATCTTAATCGTCCGGTTGGAGCTAGGAAGAAGGACAAGAAGACCGGCAAGTTTCTCGGTCGTTCGCGTGAATTGCGCTTGGTCCACTTGATTGCCCAATCCAGAAACAAGAAGGCTGGAAATGAGGGTTTGTACGGTCCAACAATGCGTGAGGCTGCGGCAAGTCTAAGACGTAGAGCGGCAGGATCTGTGGGTTATTTGAAGTCTTGCGTTGTTAAAGCGATCAAGAAGCTTTCCCCGTCATTCACTCAATTCGGTGGAACTCGACGAGCCAGAAAAGGATCTGCTGGAGTTAAAATCATTGCTGGTAATCAAGCTCTCATCAATTTGGCGAATCAATACGGGTTGCCTAAAGAGAACGTTTCTGTTCATCGCGGATCGTCAGCGTATGCGTATAAAGCCAAAACTGGACAGCATACTTATTCGATGGTCAAAATGAATCTCGGATTGTCTGACAACCAGATGGGAAAAGTTGGTTCAATCTACGCAAAGGCAATGAATCAAGCTTACAACGATGAGGCCAAAGAGCTTGAAGATCATATCAAAGCAAAGCTTGAAGAGGTCTCTGGAGTCTTGGAAGAGAACGGAATCACTGTCCAATGAATGGCGTTGCTCTTAGAACCGAACGCGCTCTAGTTGACTGGCTTGCCGCTCAAGACTGGTCTGCGTCTCCGCTTGGGACTCCAACGTGTTTGACCAGCTACGGTCATGGAGCGTTTACAGATCCAGATCTAGAAGATCAGATGCCGGACTTCCCGCGCATCGTTGTTCGCTCATCGACTGCGGTTCCGGTGCATCCTATTGACCGGACTTGTGAGGTTGATGTAACCGCTACGCTTCAGCTTTCCGCTGACGATACGGCTGAGTACAACGTTCTTGCGACAGTTGCAGCGTTTGAAAACATCCTGCAACCGCTATTCGTTGACGACAACATTTCAGAATTGAACGCTGGAGAATACGACCCATCCGGTGGCTTTGTTGCATACTTTGCAACGCCAACTGACTTTGGAATGAATGACACTAGTGAAAGATCTAGAACTTTCTCGCGTTCAATGCGAATCTTTGCAGCAGCAAACTCATAACACACTAACAACATGGCACTTTCAAAAGGTCTTGCGCTAGTCTATGGCGCAAAGGGAACAATCAAACTTTATACGGTTGGAGTTGCTAACGCTCTCACCGAAATCACCACCGGAACCATCACGACGATTGAGAGCTACGACGCTTCCCACGAAGCAGACGTTGAGCAGATCAAGAATTCCGCTGGTGAAGTGGTAGCGCAAGTCTCTGCGAATGAGCGCATTTCGCTTAACATCACTTTTATCCCAAGTGCTTCCACCTTTGCCCAAGCTAAGCTTGCTGCCAGCCTCCCCAAAGTGAATGGATACGCAGCTATTGCCGGAAGCGATGCTACCACTGTTGGTGGTGGCTCTATTGATGGGGATTACGTTTACTCCGGTGGCGGCAGCGTTAAGTTCACCAGCAGCGGTAAGGTCATGGTAACGATTACTGTCACCAAGTACCTCGACGCTTCCGCTCTGACCGGAACCGCCGCTGTTTTCACTCTGTAATCTGTGGCAGATCTTGCAAAGATCTTAGCAGAGACCGGACCTCAAGCTCCAGTGGTGCTTGGGGTTCGACTTGTTCCATACACAGTGGGTCATGCAATAGTGCTGCAACGGTTGGGTTCCCCATTTGTCATGGGTGGCGAAATTCAACCAGAAAACTTGGTGGAGGCTGTGACCGTTTGCTCACAGTCTCCACTTGAGTCCATTCGATCCATCAAGTCTCGTTGGAGCGGGTTGATGCTTTGGCTGTGGGGAAAGCGCATTCAGCAAATGGACTTGATCGCTGAATGCGACAAGTTCCAGTTGTGGTTAAAAGAACAGTCAACCGCCCCCGAAGTGCTGATGGAAAGCGGTAGCAAGTCAAAGCGTCCGGCAATGCCATGGCCCGAACGGGTTCTTGTTGGATGTCTCAACATTGGCATCAGTGCTGATGATGCAATCAAGATGCCTCTTGATGATGCGGAAAGGCTTATCTTGGCTCATGCTGAGATGATGGGTCACGTTCAGTTGTGGGACGA